CAAGAGAGGGAAGCAATCCCTGTTCACTGAGAACTGATGCAAAGGAAGAATATATTGTGGGAGAAACATCTTCTGGGTCCCCCTCTCCTTGGCCTTCTCCCTCACCTACTTCCTCTGAACCTTCGTCCTCGGCTGGGTTATCTGTTAAAAATTCACCAACTCCTTCTGGAGCGTCAGGGGCAGCTATTGGATCTTCTCCTTCTTCAGCCTCTTCTTCGCTGCCTTCTTCAGCAGCAATTGGTGTTTCATCTTCTGTGTCAAATTCTTCTGGAATTGGATTAATATTTATTTCCAACTCCTCTGAGCCAAATATGCTCATTAGGTTTTCATCTTCCATAATTTTTGTTTTTCTCCCGATTAATTACAAATATAATACATTTTACTAGCAAAGTCAACAATTTTAATAATTATTATTTAAAATTGTATCATTAACTAATAGCTATTTCGATGCAGCTGGTTTTGCTTTTATAGCCGCAACTTTCTTTTTCTCTACTTCTATACTATCTTTATGTTGAGCCATTTTATTATTTAACTCTTTCATCTTAAGTTCGTAGTCATTACGAATTTTTTCAGCGTCTAATCCTAGTTTAGCACTTTCAATTGGGTCAACTATACCGTCATCTAAGTTTGCTCTTTCTTTTAACTCTGCCACGTAACGTTGAGTTTCATTGTCACGTTGGTTCATCATATCTTCAAGACTAAGTTTTTGTTGATCCAAAGCTGCTTTTTGTTCAAGATCTTGTTGTTGGATCTTATTCTGCATTTCAGCTTGCTTGTTATTGTTTTCACTAATTTTATCTTCAGCAATTTCAAGTTTACGACGCATGTCTGAAAGACTTGGGCTAAAGTAAATATCCATAATAGTTGCAAAGCTACCACCATTCTGCATGAATGCTTGAGCATATTGTTTAAGAGCTTGTTCTAATTCACTTGCTTTAGCGGAAGAACTTGCTACTAGGCCATAATCAGCCTCTGCAAATTCATCTCCTTCTACATTTAACATCTGGATAGTTTGATCATCCAGTATGTTCTGTGCTTTAAGGTTATTTCCTTTTAATGCTATCTTAGCAGTTTCAAGGAAAGCAGTCATTACTCTTAGCTTAACTTTTTCATGTGTGTGAAACCACCATTCAGTGATATGAGCAGACTGATTAACAGATCTCTCAATACCTCCTGCAGTTTCATAATTACTAATAGCACCTTCACGTTGTCTGGATACACCAGCAATTTCACCCATTTCCATCTTGATAAACTCAAGAAGTTGTACGTGTTGCTGAATATAAGAGCCAGTCTCCATATCTATAGACCTTCCTCCTTGTGTATTGAAAGATCCTGCCAATTTACCAGTAGCTGCCCCGTGATTCCCTTCTTTAAAAGAATCTACAATAGCAAGTTTATTTACTACTGCAAAGTGTAACCATTTATCTATTTCCCATCCTTCAGGTACTTTAGCTAAATCTAATTCAAAGATTTTTCCGTAATTGGTAGAGATAGCTTTATTTAATCTATCCCAAATTACGTCGTACATATATTGGTAGTTTTTACAACGATCCAATAATGATACTGCTTTACCTTGATTAGTATTATATATTTGTCCTATAATACCTGGATGACAAGCTGATGGATTGTTTAATCTATTGAATTGTACAGAGCGTGGACGCATATTTACATATATGTCTTTACCTATTTTAGTTCCTTCCCACCATTCATTAACCCACATATCTGTAGATTCTTCACCCATGTCTTTGTCAAGAATGTATTCTTCTGAGCGAATTTTATATTGTGTATCACCGAACTCGTCGTAATACTTTACTTTCTTAATTTTCTTTAAACTTCTCCAGTATACACGTAGTACTCTAATGTTACCATTTTCATCTGTAAAATCAGAACTAAAGTAATGACCATTGATCTCTGCAATATTAAACAAAGTATCAAATGCATCAGAACGTATACCATCTACATTATCACGTAAGAGTGTGTGGTTATTGTCGTCATCTGAATAACTACCACTAGTTTTAGTAGTAGTATATTCCATAACATAATCAATATCCGCTGGTTTTAATTCATCGTGATAATAATCTACAATTTTTCCAGGACTCCAATGATCTTCTAAAATAATAATGGAAGAGTCTTCTATTCTGTCGGAATTACCAGATCTGACTGCGTGAACTTTTAATGGGTTCAGTTTGTCAAGCACAGGCTCAGAATGAACTATATCAACTTGATATATTTCTTCTGCCATAATAAGCGCATCTTTAAACCCGTTGTTAAACTTTTGTTCAAAATCTTGCTCATTCCAATAATGCCGCAGAATTTGATTCGCCATTTTTTCGCGAATGTCCTGCCATGAATACTTCATGTAATCTTCTACTTCTTGCATCTTTTTCTCAAGCTGATCTTCTTTATAATTAGCCTGTACAAATTCCACAAGTTTTTGGATAAGAGCCTCTTTTTTAGACTCTTCCTTTTTAGTAATTGCATCTGCATTAGTTACAATCACATTCCAATCAAATCTTCTTTTAATTTCTTCTCCTACCAGTAGATCAATTTTAGGAACTACAATAGGGTGATGAGGTATATTATCTGGAATAAAAGATGCATCCATTGCGTACGGATTCACCGTAGTAGTAAGATCTCTAATATCTACTACACCATTGTAGAGATTTAGATTAATAACTTTATTTTTAAGTCCTTTCCGCACAGACTCATTATGATAAAAAGAATGTTTATCAGCGCTGTCGATATTATCTTTACGCCATTTTTTAGTCTTTTTACTATAAGATAGTCTCTGAGGCGGAGTGCTCAAAGTGTTTATTCTCGCCATAACATGTTATATAACTGGTAAATATAATGCTTTTTTTGTCTAAAGTCAAGTGAATTGTTATTTATTTTAACTATAAGTATCATTACCTAATAGCTATTTAATCAAACAACACATCTGATTTTAGTCCATTTTTTGGTTTGTAATTACGCGTAAAGAATGGATCATCAGAAACTCTTTTAATTTTCTCATCTCCTCTTTCTTTTGCGGCTTGACTTCTTTTGTATCTATCTTCTCTTAAAATAAAAAGCATAATTCCTGCAGAAATTCTATCAAAGTTTCCATCAGAATTCCATTTAATTGCTTCTTCAATATACGCAAAACTTCTTAGTCTGTGTAGATTAAGTCTATCATCATCATCATCTCCATACGCTTTAGAGTTCATCCAATCTGCTTGTAGTAATCTACCCCATGAGTTTATTTGTGCATTAGCGTGAGTACCCTTAGCGTTATTTCCATAGAGGTTAGTAGCTTTTACAAAGTCCATATCTTTTAGAATCTGTGGGTTATCTGCTAAGTAATGCAGTGCATTTTTCTTATCAAAATAATTAAACAGACCTTTTAAGTTTTTTTCGTAGTTAGCTTCACAGTTATAGAACATACAAGTTCTAAGTGCTATCTCATACGCTTCATTAGCTGTACGAGGTCTCCCTGAATACTCTGCTACGATTCTATCAGTAAAGGTATCCATAACTAACATAGAAAATAAAGAGTTACCAGTATCAGCATCAATAGGGTCAATCCCTGCAATGTATCTACCTCTCACTACTCTACCATCTGCAGTTTTGCGTGGCATTTCAAATATTTCTAAGGCGCCAGTTTTGTTTCCTGCACCTGTATCATAAGCTCTAAGTGGTATTTGTTCTCCATTAGGTTTCCAAACAATACTACCATCTGATGATCTTATTAATTCTCCTGTGTAATGTTCTGCTAAAAAACTATCACGTTTTACCATAATAGATTCTAAATGCTCTTTAAGATCAGCAACAGGGAATACAGTTCCTTCTGTACGCATGATAGCTTCTTGTGGAGTCATTGGCTCCTCTGCTTTCTTTTGCGTGATTGCTCTAGCATCTGATGAGCTATATTTAACTTTATACCTATCAAGGCAAATCTGCATCATAGCCTTGATTACATCAGGCTCTCCTGTATTTTCATCATAACATTTGTTTCTGTTAAGATAAGCTCCCCAAAAGAACCCACAAACTGTAGTGCCATCTGCATTTCTATCAAACACATTAGGAAGGCCATAAATATTATAAGCTCCTGGAGAATAGAATAGTTTTTCAGATCCTTCAAATGAAGCACCTTCAACACCACCTGTTCCACCAGCAAGCATAAACCCAGAGGCTACACCTCCATCTTCTACTGCTTTTCTATTTACGTTCCAAGCCTTTTCTAGGTTAGGGAATAAACCATCTTCTTCATAATCTATAAATGGTCCCCTTACACCCCTAGCTTTATCAGGATTATCTTTAAGTGATATGGCAAAACAAGAAGATAATAATCCTCTACGTATACCAAATTCATCTTCAAATCCAAGTTGGACTTCCATGGCTCTTTTACCATCTACTAGTCTCATTCTAGGTAATGGAGTATGATCTGCTATCCAATCTAGATTATCTAATATTTTACCCCAAAGTCCTTTATCTCCAGATAAGAAACTCTTTTCAGATGCTAAATAGAAATTAGGGTTCTGTGTTCCAGGCAATACATACATATTACGTGGACCCCATGAAGCTGCCTTCAATGAGAAACCAACACCCCTAGTTTTTAATAACTTCCCGTGTTGTCCTTCCTCTTTCGCCTGATGTACATAATGGTGAAATAAATAATCACCCAACCAAGGTTTCGGAAATGATCTAACCCTTTCCACCCTTTTCTTACTCTTGGTCTTCTCATCTTTTTCTGTTAATGGTATTACTGTATAGTTCCAATAAAAATATAATTCTCCTGGGATCCATTCCCCATCTGGTCTTATTAGACCATATTTCCATCTTTCTAATTCATCTTTCCAAAAAGAAGCATATTCTGATTTTGGATTACCATTTGGAATAAGGTTTGTGTATCTACCATTCTTTTCAAAAAATATAGCACGTTCACGAAAGAAATCCATATCTTGTAAAATATGTGGATTGGTTAAGTCTATAACTTTTCTTCCGTCTTCATACTCTACTATTTCACCTTCATCATTTTCATAAGTCATTACAGGTCTATCTGCAATAAAACCACGTTCTTCTTCAGGTGCTATTAGGTTTTGTATAAATTTTACAGTGCCTAAGTATTCTAATATGTTATCCCACACCTCCTTGGGAAGAGCGTCTTTCAACTCATCCGTTAGAGGTGTTTGATATTTATTCATTTTTATTTCCATAAAGTTCTATCTAATACCATGACTTCAGCGCCAAGGATTGTAGATGCTACTGATACTGCGTTTTGTAATGCAAGCTTAGTTACTTTGAGTGGGTCTACTATATTTTGTTCAAATCTACTATCAGTAAAATCAGTATTAATTGTTGACTCAGAGTTTACAAAAATCATATAAGAAGGATCAAGTAAACCTATTAAAAGACTTTGATTAATATCTTTTTGATTACAAAGGGCGTTATACGCTCTAACTAAAGCTACTCCACCGCCTTCTACAATACCTTCTTCTAGTGCAGAACTTACTGCTCTAACTGCGTCATCCATTCTATCGTAACGCTCTTTCATTTCTATTTCAGAGTTGCCTCCTACATAAATAGAAGATGCTTTACCTTCTAATGCAGCTATCCTACGTTCAACTAAATCTTTTGGACTACCTTCTTCTAAAGTAGCACTAAATTGTTTTAATTCATTTATACGTGCAGGATCAACAGACTCTACAGTTAAAAATGTATTTTCAGGATTTACCTCAACTTTCGTTACTGTACCAAGAGTACTAGGTGATGCATATTTTTTACTAGGATCTAAAACTTTAGCCCCTGTGTAATAAGCAATATCTTCTAATAAGTCTTTACGATGTTTACCAAATCCAGGAGATCTGATAGGTATAATTGTAAGTGCACCTCTATTATGATTATCTTTTAGGAGCTTAGTAGCTTGTTCGCCAAAATGCTCGGCAATAATTACGTAGTTAGTAATATCTTCTAATTGTAATAATCCTGCAATACAATCTAAATTATTGAGCTTACCATCTATAACAATGACCTTACATGGGTCTTCATATTTAATAGCTTGCTTTTCCATTACATTAATAAAAGCTTTGTCCCAATAAGTGGTTTCAAGCTCCATACCATCTGTAAGTAATAATTGGTCTGCTTGTTTATGTCCTTCGTATACCTTAACTATATTACAATGCTCATAAGCTTGAGTAATAATTTTACCAATCTCTGTATCATTATTAGCAGATATAGTTGCTACGTTTACAAGCTTCTCTTTAGTTAAAGGTTCTGCTCCTAATTCTAGTTGTTTAATAGTTTCAACTAAAATTGTTTCTAAGGCTGTTTTTATTTCGTTGTAAGGCATTCCATTATCTATAAGTCTAAATCCATTTGTAATAAATGAATTGGCTAAACAAATAGAAGTTGTAGTACCATCTCCTACTAATTTAAGAGTTTTACGCGCTACTTCTTTAATAATTTCAGCAGCTGTATTTTCAACAGGATCTTGAAATTCTATTCGTTCTGCTACACTTACACCATCTTTAGTAATGTAAGCTGGCTCTATATCTGAGGTAAGGATTACAGTCTTACCAAATGGTCCCAACGTAGTTACTACTGCACGAGCTAATTTATTAACTCCCGAAAGTAATTTTTTACGTAAATCTGGTCCACTTACTATTTCATTAGTAGATGTTATTGGATCCAAAGCCTTCCTCGAATGTGTTAAATGATCTACTTCCTTTTGTTTTGTTTTCATTATCTTCCTGTTCTTTTACAACTTCTTTGTATGCAGATTTAAGGTCCCCCATTAATTTTGGTACCTTTTGTACTGCGTTAGTAATTTTACTTATGTCGTTGACGGGTCTCCCATTATTGTCCCGTTCATATAATAATTCTTTAGTGTTACGTAAGTAACTTCCAATAGCTTGAGCTGATATTAATGTGTCCTCATAAAGCTGACCAATAATTGATCTAGATCTGGATTTATAAAAATCAATAGCAGCTTGTATTTCTGGGTCAATTTCCCAAGATTCTTCTAGTCCAATATCTTTTTTAATTTCTATTAGACGTACATCTTCTTCCATTGTAAGATAGTCTGATTTTACATCAGAGTAGTAGTAGACAAATAACATCTCTTTTAATGCTTGTGACTTATCTTTATCCTTATCTCTATCCAACAATTTTTTAAATGGCAATAGCCCCCAAGTTTCCTCGGAGACTATTAATTGCCATCTTTCTAATTTAAAAAGCTTCATTTATTTGCTTTCCTTTTTGGGCAGATTTTTCTGTGCCCCTTTACTTGCTTCACAGTCTTCTACATATTTCTCTACAGTTTTCTTTGCTGCAGATACAACTGCTACATCATCAGCGGACTTAAAAGATCCGTTGGCAACTGCTACGTCGATAGCTTGTGCTACAATGCTTAATGCTTGTTTAATTTCCATCATTTTTATTCTTTATAAGGTATTAATATATCAAATCTAATTATTAAAAATCCAATTGAAACAACTGAACATATAGTTTCTTCGCCTGTATCTAAGTCAATAGAAGAGTTATCTGGCGCAAACTCTATTCCTAGTAGCCAATCATCATCTGGCAACGTCCACCCATAAATTAATTGCCAACTTTTCATGATCTGAAATCTAAGGCGTCAATTACTCCATCATCAACAAGAGCATAAACACGACCATTAATTTCTAAAGGTCTTAATTTAATGCTGGCAGTTTGTTCAAATTGATTAGTAGGGTCTGGCATTTGTACTGCCATTCTTTCAAGGTTTAAAATAACCTTTTGCCCTGGTACAATTTCTTCTCCAAGATGTTGACCAGTTGCCATAACAAATTGGCTTTCTGCTAATTCATTACTTGATACTCTTACACCATCATCACTAATTTCTTCAGCAGTATTTACTGTTACAATTAGTTTTCTTCTTGTAGGTTTAACAGGGAAATCTCTCAGTAGTTCTAACACCCCATCTTGCGTTAAATTCTCCGCGTTAATTAATTCTTGTTCTTCCATTTTTTATCGTTTAAATTTATAAAATTCTTTTTTTGTTTTAACATGCGCTTAAAGAGTGGCCCATGTAAATATAATTTTCCAAATGCTTTATATAGAAAATTTGTTTTTAATTCTTCCAGGTCTTCTTCTTTTACCTCATTAAAGTTTATCTCACGAATTTTTAGATAAGAAAATAAAAAAGGTGACTCAACAAGTACTCTAATATCTTCATCTGACATTTTGTATTTCAGTCCTAATGTATGTATTAAGTCTTTGACCTTCTTCTTATCTGTATTAATCATGGATAATATTGAAGTTAAAAATTACTTTAAAATCTTGTGCTCCTGGTTCTATGTTGGGAATAAATGTTGGTGTTATTTCATTCTTATCATTTATTATATTACGTTTACGAAATGAAGTTAGGACATTTTGTAATCCTGCATTTTTAATCCCTAGCTCTTTTTCTATTAGGAGCTTGGTATCATAATCAAATACTAGCTTCCATAAAATCTTATCATTAGTAATTTCTTGTTTGTAATTATAATGATAATATAGAAATAACGCTAATACTTGTTTTTGTTGGTTTGTGAGATTGTGAAAAGCACTTGTAATATCTAACCACTTCAGAAATAAATCTTTTAGTGTAATGTTTATATTAGCTTGTTTTACGTTTTTCATCTTCCTCTAAAAATCTAATTATTTTTGTTAATACATCATTCCTGTGATTAGCAGTTAAAACATTAAAGCCAACAAAGTCTGCTTCTTTTAATTTTAATACATTCCAAATACATGACATTTTACCAATAGATCTGTCAACCTGTTCCACACTCCCACAAAAGATCATCTTACTGTTCTTTCCTAGACGTGTAATAATAGTTCTAAAATCTGCGTAATCCATGTCTTGAAACTCATCTACAATAACAACAGCATCCATAAAGGTTACTCCTTTTGCTACTTCGATAGGCATGATTTCTATTTCTCCCTTCTGTCTCATTCTGTCTGTAGTAACTTTACCTTGTACTACTTCTAAGTTCTGAATGATTGGATAAATATATGGAAACATTTTCTCTTCCATTGTTCCTGGCAGAGCTGCTAATTTATTCTTTAGCATTGGTCGTGTTATCCATATATTATTAAACTGCTTCTTTCTATAAGCAGCTATTGCAGCGTATACTGCAGTTAATGATTTTCCTGATCCAAAGTCTCCTAGAATGAAGTTGACGTCGTACTCGTAAAAGTCTTTTATAACGTTCTTCTGTTCTGGTGTCAGTTGTACTTTAAGCCTTGGTTCAGTCTTCAATATTTTCTTCTGTTTGTTCTCCATCCTTGTAGTCTAAGTACTTTTCAATATTTATAAAAACTTCAATTTCGTTAATTGACCCACATCTCATACAGTGGTTATTTTCCACCTCGTCTATAATAATGTGTAAACTTTTACAATGTTTGCAAGCAGCTACAGGAAGGGCATCATAATTAACATTTATGTCTTCCATATAATTTATTACTTTTTTTACAGCATCCACATATTCCGTGTCATATACAGGGAAAGGTGCCATGTCATTATAAAATGACAAGTGCTTATGTAGTTCCTTTAATTCTATTACGGTTTTTTGGGCGCTCATTTTTTAATACATTTAATTCTATAATCCACTTAATATTATTTCTTTGATTTTGTGGCTTTCTTATTGCTAATTCATATTCATAGTTAGGATATACTTCCATAAACATTTCCATTTTATCAATGAAATTTTGAATATCATCTAATGCTTCTATTGTTGTTTCTTTTTCGCTTGTGTATCTTTTCTGTAGTATAGTTCCCATTCTTTCTTATTCATTAGGTCAGGGAATCTTTCCCCGTTGTTACAACTCTTTGTTGCAAATGCCTTATCAAATGGATTACAACCACAATATATGCATCCTG